TTGACTCCACGGATTCTGCCTGCGTTGATACCGATTCCTGCACGTTGAGCAACATAGTAGCCAATCGCCATGTCACTAGAAAAGATACTATCGAGGGTGTCATCAACATCAACAAGAACACAGCTAGCAAACTGTCGAAGCGGAGTTCGTACTCCTGCCATGATAGGTGTGGGGATGTTGATTTTGTGTTTGCTGATGGCATTGTAATATTTCCTAATATAAGATAAACGTTCTTGCTTATTATACTTAGCAAAAATAGTAATTGCAATCATCATGTACATAAATTGTGGTGTTTCATACACCTCATATGTACTACGATCTTGGACAAGATACTTATCTACTACCTGACGTAGACCAGCGTAAGTAAACAAGAAATCTCTATCATGATCAACCCATTCTCCAATAAGAATAAGTTCTTCTTCAGTATAATTAGTTAAAACTTCAGAATCATAAACTCCTAACTCTACACATTTTATAATTTGATGTAATAGAGTAGGGTGATCCCAACGTCCACCAATTAATTGTTTACGAAGACCAAATAATAATAGACGAGCAGCAACATATTGATAGTTAGGATGCTCTAAATCAATAAGATCTGAAGCAGATCTTACAAGAATTTTTTGAATTTCATCTGTAGTAATTCCATCATAGAATTGAATACCAGATTGTATCTCTACCTGACTCGCAGAGACGTTTGAGAGACCCTCACAAGCGGCGTCAACCATCTTGTGCATCTTCTCTAGGTCAATGGGTTCAATTGAACCATTTCTTTTTTGTACTTTGATGCCGTTACTCATACCTTTTTCCACTGTGTAAATTTGAGAGTTGCTTCTAATCCTTGGTAGGTGTTGGATTCTACCATACTTTTCACGTCATGTCCAGCCAGAACCATGTCGTTTAAATCTTTTTCTATAATATGTTTTGGAAAGATGACAACTTTATTTCCTTTCTTTATCTCTGTCTCAATTTTATTGATAATCTCTCTCGATCTGGGTTCGTTGTCGAAGGTGTATACGAATCTATAATCGTAACTGCTAAGGTTAACATCGCTACCACACATAGCAATAGCGTTGTCAATGAAATGACTGTCGAAGGGTCCTTCCGTGACATAGATTGTTTCCTTTTCATTTACTCTATCCATTCCATAGATCTTAGTTTTGCTATCATCTAGCATCACTGTGATATAACGTATTTTAGATTGTGGGTACACAGATCTACCTTGGTATCCAAAGATACCATCCTTATCCCTGAGAGGAATTATTATTCTTGACTCATCATATCGTGTATCTTTAAAGACCTTCTTGTGGGTATTAGTCCATTCTTTAAATTTCGGACAGAAATAAAAAGAATCTAGTGGTAACTTACGTGCCTCAAGATATCGACGAGCGATGTGTGTTTTATTTAGATCTGAGATTTTCTCTAGATCTTCTAATATGTTCTTTTCAAATTTTGGTGGTTGAAATTTGAATTTGGGTAATGGAATACTAGTTCCCTTACCAGTATGACCCTCACGATATGATTCCAGAACATACTCTGAGTACAATTGTGAGTCAATGTCCTTTAAGAAATTAGAAAAAGTTCTCCCCATACCACAGTTGTGGCATTTAAAAATGTAAGATCCTTTCTTCTGAAAGAAATACCCCCTTGCACGATTCTTGTTTTTCTTTGAATCGCCACAATAGGGGCATCTAAAATTGTAAGTGAGATCTTGTTTCTTAAATTTCTCTAGACGTGAGGAAATGAGGGAAATGTACTTCCTCTCCAAATGCAACATAACCAAGATTCGTTTCTACTATACTAGCACTCATCTTACTATCTGTCAACACTTTCATGATAGGTGGAACCACTTGTAGTACTGCCACAAGGGTCGCGAGGACTGCTCCTGCACCGATAACAAACTTTGCGTTGGCATCCACTTTCTTCTGGATCGTACTGATCCTATTCTGAACCACTTCATGATCCTTATCATGTCTTTCCTTCATCTCTTCCAGCATACCGATGATAAGTTTATCGGCACGTTCAGATTCATCCAAACGATTTTCATGGCGCTCCAAGATCACAGCAACTCTGTTGCTGTTTTCTGAGATTGTGCCTACTGCTCTTTCGAGTTTGTCAAGCATCTCTTTCGAGAGGTCTTCATAAATATCGAGTTTTGATTCTAATACTGCTAATCTACCAAAACCGAATGCCATTAAAGTGAATCCACAAACTGTTGTGACATTTCAAAATTTTCTTCAATCATTTCACCAAACTTATCTTGATTTTCTTCACTCATTTCTAACCAAGTACGAAGGAATTTCTCCTGCTGTTCTTGTGAAAGAGTAGCAAACTGCTCATTCAACTGAGTAAATTCACTCTGCCAATCAAACTCTTCTTTTTTATCTTTACTTGATGACACCTTGTTCACATCCTTTGCTACTTGTTTCTGACGTTCGCCAGCTTTCTTTGAATAATCTTTTGCCTTTGCTTTAGACAATGCCTGAATTTCTTGCTTACGATTAGCAGCACGTTTTTCACGTTCCTGCTTCTTCTGTAGTTTACGTTTCTGCTGAATCATTCTCATAGCAGAAGAAACCTCATTGTTTGAGTTTTCTTGTTCGGCAATTAAGGGTTGAGTTTCCATGGTTTCTTCTTTTAATCTTGCGTTTCTAATCCTTTGAAAAATATCTGTTTTAAATTTACTCTTCCTCTTTCTTTTCCTCATAGGAGGTTCATCAGGAGGAAGACCAGCAATAGCACCAGAAGATGCACTGTTGGTAGGAACTTCTTCGGTATATACTCTACCGTTCATTTTGAGCGTAAGTACTTTCATAACTTTTGAAGTTCTTGCATACAGTAATTATCTATGGCAATTCTATCATTATTTATCTCAGGATATCGATTCAAATAAATCATAAAACTTTTAAGAATCGACCAATATTCATTTGATATTTTATAAAACAACAACGGTGTTGCTGCCTCACCAAATACATTATAAATTATGATCATATGATTTAAAATCAAATGTAATTTAAGATTGCCCGTCTTAATATAAATTTTGAGCAATCTTTTTAGATATTTAAATCTTTTTAAATCGTCATAGAAGTCATCTTTAGTGACTGCTTGAGGATTATCATAAAATTTAATAGCAAAGAAGAGGTAGTTATCCTCATTCAACTCAGTAAATTGCATACATTATCACGCAATAGTAAGAGTCAGATCAGCACCAGATCCACCAGCACCAACTGTCTTACCTGCGAATGCAAGTTCAGAAGCAACTGAAGTACCCTTATCTTCAATAGTACCACTGATAGTTTGATCAGCAATAGAAAGGTCTTCTGCTTGTGCAGGAACAGTGAAGTCAAACTCAAGACGGTTTGATCCAGTTCCACGTGCATAGGTTGCAGTGATAGCACCAGTTACAGAACCAGTAACAGCAAGGGTTGCACCTGCAGTTACATCAACTTGTTCGTTGTAGATGACAACAACAGTTCCAGTGTCGCCCTGTGTAAGTGCTTCCTGCTCAAAGAATACAGCAGTAACATCTGCTTCACCAAGTAGTTCAGTTGCGGATGTTCCACCAGCAAGACCACCGATTGCTACGAGAACTTCATCCCAGTAGCGAGCAGTATTCTTATCAGCACCTTTGTAATGGCGAAGAACCCAACCTTGCTCGGTTGCAAAACAATCTTCTGCAAGTCCATTCTTATTAACACGGTCTAACCACTTTGGTTTTGACTCGTCAGTTTCTGTTTTTCCCCAGAGAGGCATTGTTAAACTCCTGTAATATAGATGAGATTACGTTATAGAGATATTTATAAAAAAAGGAGGGTCACCCCTCCGAGGTATCAACCTTCTGTAGGTGCTTCAGGAAACAATGCCTTCTCAAGTGCATCTACAAGTTGATCGTCTACAGTATTATCAGTTCTTGATACTGCTTTTTTTGCAAGTCCGATAAGGAATCTCTTAATAAGATCATCCATATTTTCGGGAATCTTATCAACTGCCGAGTTAATAAGATTAATTGCTAATGGTAGTAAAAATTTAGTCATGGTATTAGAGAACTATGTTCAATTTATATATCAAAGATAACGTACTTTCAACTCTTCAATATTTGATCTTAGTGATTCTTTAACAGTGTCTTGATACTTAACACGCTTCACTTTAGAATCTTTCTTGGCAAGTGCCTTTTCAGAACCGTCATCATCCGTGTCACAACCGCACTCTTCTTTCTGGACATCCTTTCCAGAACCTTTCAGTTTTCTATTCTTATCAAATACTCCCATAGGATCAGTGTTATCATCAATTGAAGGATTGACTTCTACACCCTTAACATCCTTCTCAATAAGTTCAGTTCTCCAGTCAGAGAAACTTTCTTTCTTAGTTCCTTTCTTTGCCTTAATAGCAGCAGAGACAGCACCACGTCTCTTCAGCAGATAAGAATCAGATGAATCCTTGTCACCATCATTGTCAACGTCACCGTCTTCTTTACCGACAGGATCAAGTTTCTTTTTCTCTTCTACAACTTCACCTTCAGGTTCAAAACCTGCCTTCACACAGTTATCAACTGTCTTACCACCTTTCTTTTTAGTGCCAGCAAGTTTATAACCTTTCCAACATGCTTTACCATCAAGACCCTTTGCCTTACCTTCATCAATAATACCAATATACTCAACCGCAAGATCTTTTAGACGCTCAGTACTAAACTCATTATCAATTGCTTCAATTAATTGATCGTCAGTACCATT